CAATACCACCAATACTAGTGGCGACTGAAGGGACAATTGTAGTCAGGTCTACTTCTGATACATTTACCCCCGGTGAGAGCTGAAATGCCATTTGATTACTCCTCTTATAAATGGGTCAATAATTGTTTGAATATATTTTTAATTTATACTCTATTTAGTGTTTTAGAAAGTTGAGGTTGGATAGTTCTTTATTGCATCAGTATTCATCCATCGTTCTCCGTCTGAATCAATCTCACTTTCTGGTTCTCGTCCGTCATCAAATACTCCAACTGGAGTTAATTCTTCATTTATTAACATATTTGCTTCTGCCAACATTTGTTTTCTTACATCCACATCTGTTTCGTCTCTAAACAATGATTGTGCAGTCAACCAACCAAATAAAACTAAACCCATAACTAGGTCATCGTTATTGCCTTCTTCAGCACCGTAAGAATCTCTCTGTCGGGCAAAAGTATTTAATTCGGCAATAGTGTCAAAATCATTTAATATAAGTTTGTCGTTTTCAATTAATGTCTTTAAATTAGCACACCCAATTTTCTTAACAGTTTTTGTAGTTCTAACGCCAAACGAAGTTGACCTTTTAAAACCACTAGATATAGCCTGTCCTTTTATGTGATGATGTTCTAACTTGTAAATATTTTCGTATTCAAGGTCATAGTGTAGAATGTCTACAACTTGTTGACCTATATTATTAGTTTCAATTAACGCAAAAGCGTCATTATACATTGTACCTACTTTGTAAATTACTGTTGGATAAAACAACAATGGTAATTTATTATTTCGATACTTAGCAACTTGTCTATATGGAGTTTCTGTTACATCTATTACCATGATGGCTGAGTAATCTAAATTAACTCCTTCAGCACAATCAACTGCCGCAATATACAAGTGTCCTTTAATAGGTTCCTCATATATATCTAAACCGTCATCTGAACGGATTGGATTATGAAATGCAAGGCTTCTCAGTTTAGTACCTGAAATTAGAGTTGCACTTGAACCAACAAATTCAGTTTCAAACTCAACACGGAATTGTTCTTCACTCGTGTTTCGTATTGTCTCATCTTTCCATTCTGCATCTCTACCTGGTACCATTGACCAGTGGACTTCGAGTGGTTTATATGTTGAGCGTTTTTCTTGTGCATCAACCCACATCTTATAGAATAGATTCAGCCCATTTGGCGTTGAGACTATAATTACTTTTGTAGTTGTTCCAGATGATATCACAGGATAAGTTGACTGAAAAAACTCTAGGGCCATATTATGAGGCACAAAAGCAAACTCATCTAAAAACACCATGTTGTAAGTACCTCCACGAACACCAGAAGCTGATGTTGCGTAGGCAAATATCTTAGACCCATTTTCTAATTCTAAATTACCTTTATTCCAAACTACAATGCCTTGTTGTAACCATAGAGGTAAATATTCGTAAGCCTTTTGTAATCTTCCTAAAATTTCCCTTGCAAGAGAACCTTTGTTAGCAAGAATACCTACTGTATATTCTTCTTGAAATAAAACACACCATAACATATATCCAACAGATGTCGTTGTTTTACCACACTGACGTGGCATCTTTGCAATATTAAATCTATTTGCATGAAACGACCTGACCATATCTTCTTGAAAAGGCCACATATCAAACGGCACTAAACCTTTATCTACATTAACTATTTGAACATAAGTTTTAATGAAATATACAGGGTCTTTGGAACACTTGACCAATTCAGCCACTTGTTCTTCAGTATAATTTAATTCGACACCTACACGTTTTAATCTAATATTACCCATGTAGCCATCAGCAATTGTTCTTACTTCAGCCATAATATAATATATCCTTTTACTATCTTATGTTATTTATCTTTCTTAGGAGTGACGTCCTTAGTAACATCTTTTTCATTGTTATTTAAAAACTTAACTAACTCCGTTGTAGAACCAACAAAAACAGCCTTATCTATATTCATATTTTTTGTATTTCCTGCAAATCCATGGTCATCTTTTGTTAAATCTCTACGAGTTTTTTGTATATTTAACAAATCTTTATTGGAATCAGATAGATTTTTAATCATAGCTGCAGCTACTTCATATGCTCTAGGGTGTTCAGACTCTCTAGCAACAGCTAAAAGATTATCTAAAGCATTACTGCCTTTATTAATTAAATCTTTAATATTATCTCGAGCAAATTCGGTGTCTTGTTCTGCTACTACTTCAATAGGAACAATTTCATGTTTTTTTTCTTGGACTGGTAGAATCTCCATTGTAGGAACAAAGTCTTTCTCATTATCTACATTGAAAAGTTCTGATAACTTATCGTTAGTTTTACTCATTATGTGAATGGGAACTCAGTAATTGTTTCAGAAAATCCATACTCATCTTCAGCATTAGCTGTAGCTGGGTCTGGCTGTGTTATAATAATAACTGTCTTAAGAGGTTCATTTTCAACCTTTGTTACAGTATAAGATGCATGTGATGTAACGCCTTCAATTATATCGTTTGCTTTCAATAAAGTATTTATGTTACTTACAACTACGATTCCATTATTAGAATTACTGAAGAAAGCCAAATCACCTTTAACATCTATATTTTTACCATCTGTGGTTTTAGTTGCAAAGATAGTTTCTTCATCAAGAAAATAGTTACTTTTTCCACTAGCTACATTAAAACTATTATTAGCATAATCAACAAAAACTTTTTGAGCAGATTTTGAAGCTGTTTCTATGTATAGGTTTGTCTCTGCTTGGCGAATTATTTTACCTTCTTTAACTGGAGGCCATATATAACCCTTTGCAGTAAATGTTAAATCCCAAATAATCAATCGAGTAGTTGTCATATCACCTTCATACTCTATACTTGGTGTAACTGAAGTTAAAACTACAGGCATATCATATTTTTGGTCCATGTCAGAAATAAAATCTACAGTAACGGTAAAATCTGGTGTAAAAAATGGTAATATCTGTTCTAGAATTTGTGTGCCGTCTTCAGTATTTCTTACATAAAGAGACATGTTAAACTGAAAGTTATAAGGAACAGGAACATATTGCGTTTTAAGATTCCTAGTGCCTGATGTTGCAGTAGGATTTGATGTATTAGCTGCAAAGTTCATTACACTAGATATTTGTTTTCTAGTTGTATCATAATCTAATCCTGATAACTCAAATGAAATACGAGGTACAACAGACTGAACAGCTTTTGTTAGATTAGGGTCAGATGTAATTCTTGTTATATATTTTTCTTTGGCACCATAAGACAAAGGAACTTTAAAATGTGTTTTAGCAGTTTCACCGTTAGCTGTATATCTTTGTAACACGATATCATTAAACATTGAGCCAAAAGCTACAATGACTTTTCTCATAGTACGATTATAAAAGTGTTTGTTACCTAGCATTTATACTTCTCCAAAAGGATTTGTTTCTGTGAAGTCAATTATAGAATCGGCTTCAGCTTCAAATCTCATATTATCGTCTATAGATTCAAATGCATTATTAGCATTAAAGTTCTCATCGACAATATTAATTTTTGCGACTGAACTTGATGTATTACCAATCAGGTTGGCATTATTTGCAAATGTTCCTTGAACTCTGATAATATCAATTGATGTGTTTGGATTAAAATCAAATACAATTGCACGAGCAGTTGAATTAGCTAAAGCTGGGCGTGATTCAACCAATGGTTGATATACAATCTCATCATTAACAAACTTGCCATTATACATAGTTTGAATAGTTTGTCTTGTTCTTGGATAGAACTTTCTTATTACTGTATCAATTTCTTCGACACCTGTACTAACAAGTTCATTAGAGAATACAAACTGTTTAAGTTTTAAAGCATAAACATAAACATTGCCACCACGGCCACGACCTAATGTGTGATACATTGCTTGGTCATTTTCGTGTTCAACAAATGTAATTTCAAAAAAGGCATCTACCACAGGAACATAAATTAAATCGCCTTCAAGAGGCCTTGTTTGGTCAGCTATCATACCAAATCTTCTACGAGACATAAGAAGAGTTATCTCATCTCGTATTTCTAAACCAAATTTAGATATGAAATCGCCTTCGCCATCCATACCAGTAATGTTCTCTAGGTACATCTCAAGAGAAAATGCAGACATATATTGTTTTAATGGGTCTTCGCCATATATGAAGTCCACAACATCACCAGACGTGCGTGGCATGTACCAAACATCCATACCATACATCTTCATCGCTTCAATCACAAGGTCTTCAACAGTCAGTTGTTCTTGTGTTATGCCCTTAGGAAAATTATTAAAATATAGATTAGTTCCCATAGTTAATTATCCATAAAATATTTCAGATGGAAGAACATTCATTACCTGCATTTCTTCTTCTATCTTTTCGATTTCGACTCGAGCTTCTTCCATAATTCTAGGACCATCTAAAGTTACTCCGCCGGGCATTTGTATGCCAGCAAATTTACTTAAGTTGCTACCCCATTGATATTTAATCTTAGCAGTGCTATATTGTTTTAAGAATCTATCATTCCAAACATCTGATACTCCTTCTATAGTAGCAGTTCCGTTAGTTATAGCAGCTACTGGATTTGCTTTTAAATGTATGATTGTTGGAGATAATATTTTATTAACTTGTACTTGTTTTCCATCACTTAATGTTATAAAGTCATTTTCAAGAAGTTGTTGGTCAAAATCTGTATCAGTTCCTGTAAGTGTATTGGCTGTAGTTGCAGCAGTTAATGTGCCTGTTATATTAATTACATCTGGTTGTAATGCTCTATAACATTCAATAACAACATAAGAACCTGGTGTAACATCTTGGGTCCAGTCAATATCTAACATAATTCTATTTCTATGTCGATTAAATCTAAATTGAGGAGTACCAACCATTAACAACTCTAGAGTTCTAAGATGTTGCATTGTAATTTCATAAGAGACATATGATACAGAAGTAAAATCAAATAAATCATTTAATCTTAATTGATATCTAATATCAAACATTCCCATTCCAGATGTGTCTGTAAATGGCATAATACCAGTTACAAATATAACACTGTCAGGAGCATATATCCATCTTCTTTGAATATCTGCAGCAGTAATTTGATGTTTTAAATACATCTTTTCTACGCCATCAAAATGATAGTCTTGAAAGAATTGTATTGAATCATCAATACGGTCTTCTACTTGGTCATCATCTACATTAATTTCAATGACAGGATGTCCGAGTCTGCGTAAGCAGTAATCTTTGTGTTGATTTCTTGTTGCTGGTTTTGACATAATCTACCTTTTATCCTAATGCAATTGAGAGAGCGAGTACATCACCAATTGTAGCGCCTGAAGCAGCTGCAAAAGTAACAGCACCGGAGCCATTTGTTGTTAATACCGTACCTGCGGAACCATCAGCTATCGGTAAACTATATGCTCCACGAACACTTAATCCTGGCACCGTAACTTTACTTTGAGAAGCAGAAAATGTTACTGCTGAATTACCTGCAAATGAACCGGAGTTGTTGAATTGAAGTTCTGTATTTAGACCTGCTACTTGCGTGGTTTTTATTTGACCAAGAGTATTTGCTGCAGTTTTGAAATAGATAATACCATCAGAATAGTTTAAAGCTAATTCACCAATAGCTATAACACCAAGAGATGGCACCGCACTTGCGGTGCTTGAATTGAATAATTGTATTTTTGTTTTCTGTGCCATTTAATTCAGTATGCCTAAAAAGTTCCACCAGAAGAAACATCTTCATCTGATTTCATTATTAAATCTAATTTATCTTCTTTTACTTTGTTTTTCTTAACTGCATTTTTTACTACTTTTTTAGCAACTACTTTTGGCTCAGTTTTTGGAAGTACTCTAATTTTCTTTTCTTTTGGCAACATCTTTTCTAATTTCTGAATGTATTTTCTTTGCTCAGAAATAGTTCTCTTATCAACTATTTTTTCAGACTCTAAATTTGCTATTTGCCTTTTTCTAATTGTTGCATCTTTCATTTGAGTATTCAATGCATTTTGTAATCTATGAGCATCAGGACTTCCATCTCCTGATATAGCTAAAATTTCTTCTTTATCTTTTAACTCACTTTTTAAATGAGCAAGTTCACTTGTTAAATCAATCTCTGTTTCTTTAGCATATAGATTTTTCTCTAACTGTTCTTTATCTTTAACTGCTTCTTCTAGAAATGATATTTGTGTTTGAAACATCATATTCTGTCTTAATATTGCATCTAAATTCTCAAAAATTATTTCATTATACTTACTTAAAAACTTGTCGTTGTTGTCTGCCATGATATAGACCTCTCATAATATGTTTAATTAAAATGTGCCACCTTGTAAGTGGGCAAATACTGGAACACCTGAACCACCTATTTGTAATAGATGGCCTTCTGTAGATGAATTTAATGATGTCACTGCACTTGTTCCTGCTCCTACTAATACTCCATTTGTTGCTAGAGTTGTTCTTCCTGTACCACCAGTACCCACTGCAACTGCACCCGATGTAATTTGTGTAGCTGCGATTGCAATATCAGCTCCAGTAGCAGCCGTTGTTCTTCCGTAAGCATCAACTGTCAATGAAGTTATGGTTTTAGCTGCACTCAAACTTCCTGTTAGTGAATAAGATGGACTAGCTAATGATGCTAGTCTTGTTCCATCAAATTGAACTATTTGATTATTTGTAAATGATGTTGCGTTGGTACCACCACGAGTAACTGCTAATGTACCTGTAGTAACTTGTGAAGCTGCAATTGCAATATCTGTGTCTGATGAACCTGTAAGTTGTCCTTGAGCATTAACAGTTATAACTGGTACTGCAGATGCACTACCTTTATTACCAGCAGT